CAGAGGCGGGCGCTCCGGAAGCACGGGCAGACTAGCCACCCCGCCTTCTGCCTTGTCGATCTCCGGCTCGTTCGGGTCGTACTGGCCGTTGTTGCCGACAGCGGACTTAATCTGAGTAGGATGAAAAGCCACCCAAGAGTTACCGCCCTCTACTTCATTCTGATATTTTATGCCGTCAAAACCAGCATTTATAAGCCTATCCCTATATTGCTCTGCCATTTTTTCAGCAAACGAAGAATTGTCATACGCATCTTCGTCAGCGGCAATCTTCCAAGCAAATTTATTTACTCTTGTGCGAAAATCTATTTCATTAGGATCGTCATACCGTCTTTCTTCTTCTTCATCTTTGAGTCTCGCATCAACGGCAGGGTGATCATATTTGTCACGCAGCATGGAACGAATCATGTCCGTTTCAGTCGTGACATGCGGCTTTTTAATGCTGAGATGCACGGGAAGCACCCGGTTACCCTCTTGCGCCCCTTTGGCCTCGCCATACAATCCTTTGGCAAATTGATTAGCGGTTTCAGGCTCTTCCGCGAAATGGCTTCCGAGGTAAGTTGTCGGGTCATTATGTGTATAAATGCGCCTGCGACTTTCACCGCTGCCATCTTCTGCGTGAATGGGACTGCCAACAGAAAATTCAGAGAAATCTTCTGGAACTGTAGTCCCGTGATAAAACATCTTGGGGCTTTTATCTTTATTATAAACTTTTTTGTCTGCCCCCTTCATAAACCGAGCAAGGTTATCCGTCCGCTGCGGATCACCCGGAGGCAGATACCCGCTGGATACCGGCCCCTTGGCAATCATCAATGCTTTGCGGACATCCTTGGGCATTACTGGTCCCTAGGGATCAGGCCGGGGGCAAGACCGGGCGGCTGCTCAGGGTTGCTAATGTCGCTCAGGTCCTGAATGGCCGGGGCGATCAGGGGCTGGATCACATCTAGGCTCTCAGGGTGGACCGCGATGTTCTGGGCCAGATCAATCAACTGGACATGCTCCTTGAACTTGCGGTCCTGATACTTGTCTTTGGCCTCGATCTCCTTGTCCTTCATTGCGGCCTGAGCCTTCATCTTGTCGATCTCGACCTTGGCTCCCTCAAGCTGCAACTTCTGACCGTCGATCTGCGTCTTGGCCTCGTCCGTCTTGGCCTTGGTCTGGGCGTCCAGCATGTGGGCGTCAGACATTGTTTGAGCAGCCTTCGCGTCGGCCTGCATCTTAATGAGTTCCGGCGGCGGGTTCTTCTGGGCCTCGGGCGACGCAAGGAACTGGCTGGGATTGCTCCAGCCAATGGCCTGTAGCGCGGCGGTATCAATGGCAATCGGGTCATACAGCGACGGGTTCGCCTGCTGAAGCTGCTTCAGGGCCATAACCTTCATCAGCCGCTGGACCTGCGAAGCCGTGTTGGGATCGGCCTGCGGGATCAATTCATAGTTATCCAGAGCCGTCAGGAACGTCTTCTCGTCCCAAGGGGCGGCAGGCTTCTTATTCCGCTGCCAGAAGCTGTCAGGATGCTCCCTGAAGACTTCCTTCAGGAGTTGGAACTCATCAGCCTGCGACGCATGCATGCGCTTGTGGACCGAGTTCAGGACCTTCTGGGACTGCTCGATCTGGGCCAGCGTCGTCCCTACCGGAGCGTCAGAGCGGCCTTCGCCAACCGCAGCCTCGGACGTACCGCCCAGCCGCATACCGGTCTGGGCCATGTTTTCCACCAGTGCCATCAGGGTTCCCGAAGGCTCCTTGTACGGCAGGGGCATAATGGCCTGACTGATCGGCATGCCGCCGGTCTTGACCAAGGCACCGCCGCCGGGGGGAACCCGGAAGATATTAGTATTCTGCCGCGCACCGGTATCGGCCATCAGGAAGCCGGGGAAGTTGGCGTACATGCCAGCGTCCAGAAGTTCGCGGCAAGCAGCCGTGATGGCGTTGGTCGTGTTACCGAGGATGTGAAGTAGGCCAATGTCGTAGAAGCCCATGCCGGGGACGTAGGTGTACTTCACAAAGTTCTTGCGGGCCTCTGCAAGTTCCTGCTGGTCCTCATTGTAATTGCGGACAACCGACAAGACCTTCTTGGAGGAAACGTCAATCGTCACCCGGTACGGGATTTCGAGGCCGGTTTCCTTACCGCGCATCTTATGCTCGTAACCCTGAATGTTGAGTTCGCAGTTGCACTCGTAAATCTCGCGGTCCCGGTCGTTCGGGTTCATGCTGTCCGGGGCGATGCCCTGCACAGACAGCTTCTCGCGCTGGAGGCTATCCAGATTGCTCATGTTCGGGGTGGACAGATCAATGTCCCGGTACACGCCCAGTATCTGTAGGCGCTTGACGGTCGAGGGCCTCTGATAGGACCGGTGGGTAATGCGCTTGGCGTTCTGCAAGTCCGTCGCGTTGTTATTAACAATCAGATCGTCAGCATCTACCGTCTCAGAGACAGGCCGGTTCCGCAGGGGGCAGAAGTAAACCTTCTTAAAGGCCGTGCCACCAAAGCCCAGCATGAACAGCATGCGGTCGGTGTCGGGGTAATACTCTGTGGCCGTCGATGTCAGGTAATGGTTCAGGTCCCGCTCGAACGCCTTGGCAAGCTGGTCTTCATCCAGTGTCGCATTGTTATCGTCGTTGCGTATTTTCACCGGGCCGTCAGTCGGCAACATCTCAGAGCGGGCGTTGGCCTGAAAGCGCAACACCGCCTCCAGAAGGAGTGGGTGCCGCACCCTGTTCATGCCCTCGACAGGCGCTCCTTCTGCGGAGCCTCCGAGGCCGGGAATCTCAATCTTGAGGCCAAGTAACTTGATGCCGGTCGAATGATCTTCGATCCAGTCTTTACGGCTATCGATGTCATCCGAGATACCGCGCATTAGTTCGTCGGAGATGCGGTTTAGTTCAAGTTCGGAAATGTCTTCGACAAGGTTATCAAACCAGCCGGTCGGGCCTTTGGGTTCGTCATCTCCATTAAGAGACTTGCCGTCTAGGCTAATAGTAATCGAGCCGTCGTCATGCTCGATCTCCAGTATCTTGCCGTCTTCATTAGCAATGGGCTTATCTTCACCGTCGATAATCTCGACAGTTGTATCATCTCCCGGCCCCTCAAACTCAGGGTCCGGCTGCACTAATCTGATGTTCGGAGAAAGCCCCGGAGTTAACGCCATGCTCTGTTCCTTGCGGATATTTGATCGCAAGATACCACTGGTGGGGCTTAGAACAAAGCAAGAACCTTAATACAGCGACGGCAGTTCCCGCCCACGATGCTGCATCGACTCTTGCACCTGCGCGACCATCTCCGGCCCGCGCGTCAACAGGCCAAGGTCACGCAAGTGGCGAAGGCACATGCTCACGGTGTCCACCAGATCGTCATGCTTACCCTTCGGGAACGTCCCCACCTGCGTCATGACCGTATCGGCCCACGACCTGTCCGGCGCATAGACCATCCCCTCACTGAACAGATGCTGGACCGAGTACAGCCGGGACAGCTTGTCCTGAGACTTCGGGTCCACCAGTTGCACCGCCCAGTCCTCATGCCCGAACAGCCGCCGGATTTCCTGCGCGACCGAATGGCCCGCCGCCTTGTTCTCGATGATCAGCTTGTCGATCTTCATGGTCCGGCAGGTCTTGGCAACCTTCTCGACCAGATCGTGTAACTCCAGCCGCTCTTGCCAGCCGTCCATCAGCATCGCCCGTGGGGACTGCTGGGCATAGGATCGTTCCGTATCGGTTCCGCCTGCCCTGACGTTGTGGGCCACGACATCCCCGGAGAACACACCCCACACAGTCATGGCTGAGTAATCGTTCTCGCTCTTGGTGGTGTAGGCCGTGTCGAGGGATGCGATCACATAGTCCATCGCCGGATAGGCGTCATGGGGCCATGTCTCCCACCAGTCCCGCTTGATGATGCCGCCGCCCTTGGGTTCCGGTCTCTGTTGCAATTGACCAGCCGAGGCCCATGGTCCTAGCGCGGACTCTAAGGATTTGATTTCTTCCGGGCCGAACCTTTCCGGCCAAAGGAGTTCGCCCTCTTCCGTCCGAGGGTCTTCCCAGCCAATCGAGTTCACATAGGAGCGGGTCTTCTCGAACTCCATAGGCAGGCACAGGTGGGTCCACTCCCCGGAATGCTTCTCAAGAATGTGGCCGGTCAGGTCGTTCTCAGCAAGGCGCTGTTGGATCACTACGAACGCGCCGGTCCTAGGATCGTTCAGGCGGGTGCTGAGGGCGTTGTCCCACCAGTCAATGGTTGTCTCAATGGTTGCTTCGCTAAAGGCCTCAGCCGCTGCGTTTGGATCGTCTACCAAGATGCAGGCACCACCCTCCCCGGTCAGGGCCGAGCCGACCGAAGTGGAGAGCCGGGTGCCTCCTTTGGAATTATCGAACCTTGATTTTGTATTTTGGTCGCTTGTGAGGGCAAAACGCGAACCCCAGAGGGACCTGTACCATGGACTTTCAATCAGGCGGCGGCACTTCACAGAGTCGCGAATTGATAGCTGTTGCGCGTAGGAAGCCGTCAGGAACTTAACCCCCGGCCCGGAAGTTGGGCTTATCTGCTCCTGCGCCCATACCCATGCAGGCCAACAG